ACCCTACTTTATCATAATCTACTTTTTCAAATTTTGGGTTCAATTCATCTGAATAAGAGTGGTGTAAATTACTTTCATCATCATCAAATTTATTTCTATAACTATCTTTAGAATAATTACTTTCAATTGTTTTTAGTAAAGATTGTTTATCATAACTGTTAGGGTCTACTTTAATTATATAAATTGGTAAACCAAATATTATTGTTTTTTCAGTTTTCATTTAATTAGTTTCTAATTTTCTAATTTTTTTAATCATTCTTATAACTCTTTTATCATAGTCATCTGTTGTAGAAAACTTATCTAATGTTTTTATTAAAGAAATTGGGTCAAATGTTGACTTTCTTTTCTCTCTAAACTCAGCATATGCATTGTGTTCATTCAATAATCTAATATATTCTTTTACACTATCACACTTACTAGCAAACACTCTTACACCCCAACCTGGCCACTCCTCTACACCAACTGGTTTTAAGTGTGGTACCTTTTCACTAAATGTTCTAATACCAAATAAGTTATTACCTTCTTTAGCAAATCTACTCTTACCCCAACCAGACTCTAGTGCCGCTTGTCCAATAATCATTTCCCAAGGTACTCTTTTGTCTTTAGGTGTTGTGAAGTTAACATAGTCAATACATTTGTGCATTGCTCTAACGAATTGTATATCGTTCTCATATGTAAATTCAGGTTCTCTTAAATCTAAATCTTTAATCTTTTCTAGGTAAAAGGTTTCTAGTTGTGCATTTACTTTTGCCGTTGACCATTTATTAGGATACCAAGTACCCCAAGCAAACGCCGCAGCAAATACAATACCCGATACAAAAAATATCTTTGTGTACAACCACGCCTTATTCATTACACTATCCCAATCAACCTTTTTACCCATATTATTTAACCCTCGCAACATATTCGTAGGCTTGTAGTGTTTTTTCGTTGTAGTCTTCATAGGTATCTCTTAATTTAACCTGAACAAAATCTAATCTATCCATATATTGTCTAGCACTATTGAATATCTTTTGAGCTTGTTTGTCTGTGTAGTTGTTGTAGATGTCATTTACCCAATTACCAGTGTAATATACTCTACTTGTACCTGACCTATTTGATGGCTTTACAAGTTCTCGTAGTTGGATTAGAGCTTCTCCTATATTTTGTTTAACAAAATGGTCTATCTCTTTGCTTCGTCTTCTCACTTCTGACATAATATATTTCTTTCTTTTTTATAGGTCTAAACCTATTCTGTTTAATTTGGGCCTAAAACTATAAAATAGTTTGTTATGATTTCCAGTATCACCTACATTGGCCATTTGGTATAGGTGTACCATTTCGTGTCCTAAAGTGTCAACAAAATCTTTTTTATTTCTATAATAAGGTAGCATTTCTAAATGATAAACTCTGGTACCTTTTCTTTTCCATTCCCACGCTATTACTTGACCATAACATTTCATTTCGTTAGAGTCATAAATCTTTTTAATTAAGATTTCATTAAAAGGCGATAATAAATTATTGAATACAGCCTTGTTAATAATCTTAAAAAACTTTTTGATGTCTTTGTAAGTAGTCTTGTATTTACGATTACTTACAAGTTCTCGTCTTAATACTTTTTTTATCACTGCTGTGTTTTTTTGTCTTGGCATTCTTTATCCCCGATTTTAGAATCTTTTAATAATAAGCATTTGTGTTTCTTATCAAGGTCAAGTCTTAACTGTGTCATTACGGAATCCATAATGTAAGGTAGATGTTGTTGTAATACATTGACTAATTGTAAACCAAATGTATGTGCCATTTTACTCATTTCTGCCTCTAACAATTTCTGGTGGTCCATGTTGGTACCTTTAATTGTTTCTGATACAACATGACCAATCACGGCTGTGTTATACTCGTCTGCTTTAACTGAATTATTTAAGGCGTTTAAACCAAACCATAATATCGTTAAAAATACTATCAATGTTTTCATTATATATTCCTCTCTTTCATATTTATATAATAACATATAATAGAGGGATTGTCAACAAGTATTTTGCGTGTTTTTATAAGGGATTTAGGGGGAACAAAGGGTGAACAACAAGTGTCGCACCCTTTATTTGTAGTGATTCTTTACTTTGTTGTAAAATTATCATTCCAATTGAATGCTTCTTTTACTGTCTCTGCTGTTAGACCTTTATAAGTCTTATTCAGCGTTCCGTTTTTCATATCTAGTAAAACTTTTGCTTCGTCTTTATGTAAACCTTCTAACATTTGAATAAACATAGTTTCTTTTTGTATTCTACTCGTAGCCATATCAGCTCCTTTTACAAAGTGCCATAGTTTTTGTGCTTGTGACATTAGTAGAGTATGTTCTGTACCTGCTGGTACATCATTCTCAATGTATGGTGGAGTACCCTCAGGTAATTCCCATTCTACTTTAGGATCAAAGCAACCTTTTAAGATTTGTCTTATAGACGGCTTGTTGTACTGTCTTAAAATTTCTATCTTTTTAGGTTTATCTTTTGCGTTGTTTACTTTTAAAAAAATCTCACTCATCAAAGGATAAGAAGAACCTGATGTATTTGCCATCGCTTCCATTGCCTTTTTAGATATTAGATTAGGATTGTCTGCCATTATATTTCTCCATGCATGTTATCAAAAATCATTTATATTTTCAATCAATGACTTCAGTTTGTTTTCTATAAAGTAAGTTAACAACAGCGTCCTGTCTTTTACTTTATAGTTTATATATTTTTCTTTTATATCATTATATATAAGATCAGGAATCTCGTCCAAATCTATTAGTTTCTTATTTCGTTCATAATACTTTTTAGTTTCTGAACCTAGAGGTATGTTCTCAATGTCTGCCCATTCCTCTAATCTCTTTTTATTTATAGGTCTTTGTTTGGTACCAGTCACAAATACATCATCAGCACTCAATATGTTTGGTACTCCATCTGATCTGTCTCCTTTAATTACTTGTTCGTGTAAGTAATTAATTGGGTCGTCACTCTCTACAAATTTCTTTTGAATAGGTGCATATTGTTTTACACCTTTGTATTTGTGTAATTGTATAAAATCTTTGTCACCAGAAACAATCATTATCTTTTCTTTAGTATAATTTTCTTTAACAAGTACAGCGATTATATCGTCAGCTTCTACACCATCTATGTGTAAAGTTATGTATGGGAAGTTTTGTGTAAGTTCTTCTCTTATTTCACTTATCATAGAAAACAATGCAGACCAATCTATACCAGATTCATCTCTGTTCTTCTTTCTTTTAAATTTATAATTTGGAAATATATCTCGTCTCCAAGGATTAGCACCATCAGCACATAATACAGCTAGACCATATTCATCTTTAAATTTTAAGTTGTATCCTCTTAATGAGTTCAATACCATATGTCTTAACATACTCTTATCTGGTAGTTCATCTACTGCACCTCTTGTTTGTGCCATTAGATTTGAAATTAAAACTTGGTTTAAATCTACTAATATCATTACTGTAATACCCCAATGTCATCTGACATCTTTGACCAATCTCTACAAATATCCATAACTCTCTTTCTGAATTTAAAGTTAATAAACTTATCATCAATTAGGGTTTCAAATAATTTGTCCACACCAGCACCTAACTGTAAGTTGATATGTTTCTTAAATTTAAATCTTTTAAATTCATCAAATGCTGTCACTACATGGTGTTTTTGAAATGGTTTATTTAACTCTTCCCAAGTCATGTTGTAGAAAAAATCTTTTACTATTAATGATAGGTATGGTGTAATCAATTGTTTCTTATTGTTTCTAGCAATCAATTCATGCCATAGATAACCTGCTTGATTGTTTATGTCAAAATAGTTATCTCTAAACTCATCAAATTTTTCTTTTGGTTTGCCTGGACCATAATGTATCATTGCTTTCTTGCTTATTCCATAATATCCATCAGCAGCCCACCCACTCAATACAACTTCTTCTTTGATCTCTGGGTACACATATAAGAAAGGAAAACAACATTCAAAATGTGTTTTCTTTTTACATCTTACTTCTTTTACTAATCTTTGAAAATCGTTTTGTATATTGTATGTAGGTACTACTATGATATTACAGTCCCAACCAAATAGTTTTGCCACTTCAGCGGCCTTTATAGCGTCATATGATGGGTTGTCTTCTAAATGAAATGTATATGCTGTTATCTTTTTACCTAATCTATTTGCTGCGAATGCAACTGATAAACTATCAACACCACCAGAAAGCAAAACAGCGACTTCCTTGTCGCTAGTTTGTTGTACTATCTCGTCTTGTATTAACTTATCAATCATTTAAATATTTCTTTTTGTACCATTTGTAAAAATGTTTGTCACTAAAATATTCTACTATGACAGCAGCTGGTACTTGATCACTTCTAATAACATCAGCAGTTTCTTGGTATTCAGTTCTATCTACTTTCAATATCTTTTGTGATTTCATTTTACTTAAAGTCATAAGGTGTCTTTTTTTCTTTATCTTTTGTAATTCTTTCAATGTCTTTTCTATATCTTTCATATATTATATAGGCAAGTAGTAAACCAACGATTGTAAATGTGGTACCAAATAAGCCAAGACCAATTCCATGTAATAGTGTCATAATAAGAAAGGGCGCCGAAGCGCCCCATCTAGCTTTCTAACTACGCATCAAGTGCGATTAGGTCTGCTTTCTTTACAGAAACACTGTGGTTGTTATACTTGAATTTAGTTCCGTATAACGCTTTAATACCTGCAGCAACGATTGCTCTTGTAGGAACACCCATTCTGTAGTATTTTTTACCAGCAACTCTATTACCATAAATCATATGACCTTCAGCTCTTAAAGTGTCAATCATTGATCTTGGTGATTCTAAATCAAAAGTTTTTTGGATTGAAGTCCAAGCAACATTATTACCTTTTGATAATAAATTTAGAATTTTTTGTTTTTTAGATAAAGACTTTCTGCCTCTAGTTTCAACAGCAACTCTTTTTACTGTTTTAACTTTTACTAGCTCATCTTTACCGAAAAGGTTTTTTATTGTATTTAACATATTAATATACTCCTATATATTTTCAGTTGTTAATTTAACTATTTTACAACCAGCGATGGCGATTCTTAACGAATTTTGTTTACTTATCATCTAGTGGGTCTCCCTCAAACATACCAGCTGAATCGTTTATATCTCTAAGCTCGTCTTTAATGTCTGGACTAAATGGTTTGTGTTGTTTAACTTTTGTATTCATAATACTTGTATAATCTATCTTAGCGTTCTGTGAGCCATCTTTAAGTGTCTTTAACTCAACTAACTTGTCTGATAGTGATTGTGCTGGGTGTTTAACACCAAAATCTCTATACACCAATCCTCTCATCATATCAACAACCATAGCTAAATCTTTTGTAAAACTTTCTTTATTTGTTTTAATAGCCAAATTGTAAAAACTTCTTAACAAATTTATACTAATATCATCTACTGAAGTTTCAATAAATTGTCTTGTTTGTTCTTCTTTCAACTTTTTCGCAAACTTGTCATCTTTGACAGGTCCAGTAGTTGATTTCTCTACAACTCTATTTGTAGGAAACAAAATAATATTATCGTTATTTTTTTTCAATTACTTCACCTTTAAAGTTTACTAAGCCTTTATCAGCAAAGTATTCTATAAGTTGATTATAACCACCGACTAACTTATCATCAATCTTAATTTGTGGCATAGTTCTTACAGGTTTACCAATGTCTTCTAGCATCGCCTGAGGACTATCAAAGTCTTCCATCTTCTTTTCTTCGTAGGTAAGGCCAAGCGTTTTTATCATGTGCTTCGCCTTATTACAAAATGTACAATTGTTCTTACTGTATATCGTTATTTGCATTTGTATTATCTTTCGTTTTCATTAACTCATCATACGCAACCTGAGCTTTCTCTTTGACATTGTATGCGTCAACAGCTTCTGCGATTGTGTAATGATACATTTTGTTAAATTCACCCATTGGTAATCTTAAACCAATCCATACTCTGTAGTATTTGTTTTTAGTGATTGTCACATCTTTAGCAAAGATTTCATAACCTCTGACAGGTGTTTCTTTAATTAAGTTAACAATCGTTGACTCAACTTCTGATACTGTCGTCTTGTTCTCATTTTTACCAAGTTCTGTGATAAATTGTTTAGACGATTTATTCATTTCGCCTTTGATTATATCAGCCAATTCTGCCTTAGCAATCATCATACCTTTTTCTATTGCTAATTGTAAATCAGGACTAACTGCTGTACCTACACCAAAGATACACATTTTTTCTTTGTCTTTACCAAATCTAGGTGTATCACAAGCTTTCTTTTCAGAAAAGTCTGCCATGTACCATTTGGGTACTTGATTCAATACTTTTCCTTTCTCACTTTTCATCTTATAAGTCGCCGAACATTGGGCCATTAAAAGACCTGCTGCGACAACTGATACTATCTTCATCATTTTATTCATATTATTTAACCTCACTTTTTACATTATATACTAAATCTTGCGCTTTGTCAAGTCCTAAGCTAATATAGTCTAAAAACTCTGCCCCTGATATATCAAAGACAATTACTGACAATAGTACAAGTATTATTATGTTTCTTATCATTATCTAACTTCCCATTCGCCATTCACTTTTAAACAAGTCTTCCCTGGCGTTTTGAAAGCATGTTTTGCCCGACTATACCATCGGCAGTATTCAGGAGCAGACACATCACGGTAATAGAATTGAGCAAATAATTCCCAATAACTAGGGCCATCAAATGTCTTACGGCCATCAGCACACTCCAAAATTTCTTCTTTAATAATAGTATCCCCTTTTTGTTTAATTACTACTTTAACAAAACAGTATTGATCTGTTCCACTATTTCGTTCAGGTGATATAATCTTAATTTTGTCATACTTAATTTTGCCTTTAGCTAGTTCTATTTTCTCTAACTTGTCTAATACTTCTTCAGTCTTACTTACTGTTTCTGTAAACTCACTTTCTTTAATACTCGTACCATCTTCAAAATATATTGTATCGCCTTCTACAACAGCAATTACTTTAGCTGTTTTACCAGATAAGTCATCTGTTAACCCCTCAACTTCTTGTGCAAATAGTTTGTTTACACCTATACTAGTTAAGACTAATAATACAATTACTAAAAATACTTTATTCATTTTCACCTTTCCATTCTACCCATCTGCCATCAGGCATTTGACAGGCAACACCAAAAACTGTGTTTCTATTTACACCACCAACGCCAATCAAAGGCCAATTGTTAGTAATATCTACTGTGGCATTATAATCTTTACATTTAATAGGACCTTTCAAATAACTAGAAGTAGTTTTTATTATACCACTATTACCAGTTTTTGAATTATACCAGTTTGTATATGAAGATGTTCCTGGTGCATTGTTTAAATGGTCTACAAATGTCGCATTGTGTACATCATAGTCTGAATTATACATTACCTCTGCGCCAACAAATGCGCCAGTCACAGCACAAGCCGCAATCGCATATGGATTTTCAATACCCATAGCTACACATGAGCCAGTAGTTGTTGTTGCGCCAAGTGTGGCACCAACATTACTACGAGTCGCAGTACAATTAGTTAGAAATAAACTAACTAGTAAAATCCAAATTATTTTTTCTAATTTCATTACAAATATTTTCACTATCTACACTTTTTACTATGTAATATTCTTCTGTGTTATCTATTACATATTGATTAAAGTTTTGCGATTGCCAGAAAGTATGTCCTCTGGCAGTCACAGGTCTAAACAAAGTTGTACCGTCATTCGCACTAGTACATACAAAGTCACCATTAATCATTTTGTTCTTCCGTTTGTTTTTCCGTTTTAAAAATTTTATTCCAAGGCCATTTTGTTTTTGCTTCAGCAAAACTTTTAGCTTGAAACTCCTTCGTTTCTTCCCATTCATTAGTCAAATGGTCTTTTACTTTACCTGGTACTGCTACAACACTCGTAGCAACTTCAGTAATAGTATAAGTCTTCTCATCACTCTTAACCATTGTCATTGTCAATAAGACAGCAACAGTAATCATCATCATTGTTTTCATATTATTTCTCTCCTTTTTTATAACCTAAACTATTTTTATCTTTATATAATTTCTGCCAAGACCAACTTGTTAAATAAGTTGAATAATGGTATATAATTTTTACTAAAAATGTCTTTAGTTTTCTCATACTTTTTTTCCCATAGTTTTAAAATCCTCAACATCAACTAACATATAAGGACCTTTGTTATACGCCACACTAATTGTTTTACCAGTAGGTACCTGTGTGGTGTAAACTCGTTTTTTAGTATTACCTACTATTCTATCACTAGTCGGAACACTTGGCCGACACTTGTAATTTGGCATATCATAACCACCAAAAGAGTTATACTCGGAATCAATATTGACCCCAAGTGACCTACACCAATTGTCGTAGGTTTCTCTCAACTCTTTTAATCTTTGTTTTTTACTCATTAGTGTACTGTATCTGTATCTTCTTTTTTCTTTTTCATATAGACTTTTTTACCTTTAGTCAAATCAAAATACTCAGCTTCTTCTTCTTGTTTCTTCTCAGCGTAAGTCATACCAAAAACTCTCATATAAGTGGCATCTCTCGGATTAGGAGCGGACCAATCATCAATCAAGTTCTGTAGTTGTTCTGGTTTGATTGACATATTACTAAAGTTTCTAGGTACTTGTATCATATCTTCTTTAAGTGCGGTAAGATATGCGATTCTGTGTGTATAAGTTTCTTTATTCTTTGATTGATCTTTTTTAGTGACATCTTTAAACTCATTAAAAAGTATTTCTTTTGTGTACATCATATAGTATTGTCCTTTTGTTATGTTATTATCTCTTAATTGTATCAGGAATTGATTTAAATGTCAACCCCCTAATAATCGTTGATTTTACTAGGTTTTGTGCCGCTGAGCGACCCATATATTGGTATTTCGTACACGATTCGATACTACATACCCCCCTAAAATGCGCCATTATAGACCTAAAGCCTTTGTTATTTGTTCTTCACTGTTGGGCAAAGGTTTACCACTACTCAACCAGTCAACCATTTGTTCCATATAAAATGCCTCGTCTTCTTTACCCTCATCTTTTAATAGTTTGGCCGCAGTCTTAAAAAACTTGAAGACTTGCATGTCACCATTTCTATCTAATTTCTTTTCTATCTTTGCTGGTCTTTGATTACTCATTTATAAACCTATCATTTAGTCCTGTTGAAATTTCACCTAACTCGTCATTTCTACAAGCATATATTAATATCTTTCTTTTGTCTTCTTTTAGTTTTTTAAACATCTTTACAGCTTCTTTGTAAGTATCAAAGTAATGTCTTTTCCAATTAGACCTACCCATGTATTCATTAACTTTGTAATACTCTATCTTTTGTAATACAAACTCTTCCCTCTTATTTCTTAATGTCGTTGGTCCAAATGGCATTACTGTGTCGCTGCTCCCCATAAGATTAATATTAACATACCTGGTACTACAATAGACATAGGCCAAAACTCTAAAAATTCTTTCCAACCTAACTTCTCTGCTTTCTTTTGTTTCTTTAAATCTCTTTTAATTTCTCTCATCAGGTTATTAATTGGTTCACCTTTTTGAAAGTTAGGAAATCCCATATCGTTTAACATACCAACTTGATTGTAAACTTCTTGTACTGTTTTCTTGTTTAGTTCTACTATTATTTTACTCATTATCTAATCCTGTGACACCCATTACTACACCGTCTTTAATAGTATCTTCATTTATAGAACCCTCACTAAACATTGGTGGATTATTTCTTAGGTATTCTTCTACTGATTCTATATCAGTTTCATACTCACTAATTTTAGTATCAATTGTATCTACAATAAGGTATCTTGGTTTTTGGTCTTCTACTAGTTTCTTAATCTCTTTTAAATCTTCTAGTGGTCTTTGTAAATCATGCATCATTATTTTACACTCCTTTTGTGACTCTCACTATTGTTAACAAATACTCTTATCAACCTAGATAAATCAACTTCTGTTTCTTTAAGACTTTTAGGGTGTTTAAATATCACACTACAAGCATTAACTTTTCTAATAACTGTTCTATGTTCATCTACAACAACAGCGTCATCTGTATTTTTACGCCAATCGTGTGAAGAATATCCTAATACATCTATACTCATTATTTACCTCTCTGGTTTTCTGCTTCTAAATTTAATTGTACATCTACATCTTGTGGTACATCAACCTCATCAGCATATTGATCAATTTCTACATCACCATTTTCTTCAGCATACTCATCATCTGTATAAGATACTTTACCAAGGTATTCTGTTGTATCTGAATCTGAATAATTGGCGTCAACCATATAAGTTAAAACACCATCTTTTTCTTCTGTGATCTCTGCATTTATATTTGAGTGGTTGATACCGTTATCACTTAATTTTTTATCAGCGTCATCTTTGTTATCTGCCAACACATCTTGCTCAATACAAAGTGTGTAATAAGTTTTCTTTCTGTATAGATTTTTATTCAAATCTTCTTTTACTAAAACTATATCTGTTTGTGTGTCCATATTTTCTCCTATTTGTTGTCTTCACTACTCATCAATAAAACAATGTAGTGTATTGCTTTTAATAAATCTTTTCTATTCTTACCATTTTTCTTACCATATCTAGCAAGATACTTAATGGCGTTGGCTTGACAGAAGTCTTTGTCAATACCTAAATGTCTTAACATATCTTGTACTTGAAAACCATCTTTAGTTGTACTATAATGTTCACTATAAGTTGATTTAATATAATCGTGTATTTCTTTTACTATCTTGTCTTCACCGTATTTCATTAGTTTATCCTCTTATCGTTATAACTTGATACTTTTCTTTTTGTTAATCTTTTGTTAAAATCTTTTCTTAATGATTGTCTGTCATATTTTTGACCATAATCATTAAACATATTTTTATCTCCCTCAGCTGACTCACCAAATGCATCTTCGTAAGTTTGGTAGTATTGTTTCTCATCTATCAATTCTACTTTGGTCACATTTTCAAAGTTCTTAGCTGTTTCTTTATAGTTCCAATCACAGAATTTTAAAACTTTCATCTTCATATTCTGTGTACTAAATTTTTTCTTATACTTAATTGGTACATTTCTATACACAGTTTCATAAGCGTAAAAATACTCACCAGACATTTCTGGGTCCATGTACTCTCTCAAATAACAAACATTGAAAGTCTTACTCACTATTTGCTCTCCATAAGTAATACTTCTTCAACATTGTCTTCTGTGATACCTACCATTTCTAGGTTATCAAGTTTCTTAACTTCTGCAACTGCAGTTGTTAAATCCATCTGACCATCTTTTAGTTTAAAGACAATCTTATCAACAGCGTTTTCTACTGATGTTTCTATGTATGCTTTTACTTTTGACATATAGTGTTCTCCTTTGTTGTAGTGTTATTATAATCTAAATTTTGTTCTTTATTCATCTTCTTAATTAATTTTGACTGATTGAACATTGACATAGTAGGGTTATTATATACTACTTTATTAACATTGTCAAGTCTTTTAATTAACAATTGTAGTCTTATTTTTTTTTCTTTGTTATTCATACTATTATAATATCAGGTTCAGCTGATAAGTACAGTATTATTTTGCTAGTTTTATAGGGGTTTTTAAGGTATTTTGCGTGATGTTCGTATTTTGGACTATTTCCAGTGGGTTTTTACCCATTCTTGTGTAGATTCGTGTGGATTTGGAGAGCCATGGAACACACAAACCTTAGCATTTGGGTCTTGTTCGTATGTAAATGAGGCCCTACCGAATCTTTCACCTTTACGATTTAACCATTTATATGATTGTGTCCATTCGTCAGGAAAAGAGATTGTGTCTTTATGAGGTTTGATTAGTTTTGTTATGATTTCTTGGTCGCCGTGAGATTTAGTAAATTCTGTTCGTCTTTTTATATACTCTTCCCATATGATACTATGATATTTGTTATTAAATCTCATTATACTAGAATTGAATATACCAGATGTAGGGTTAAAATCATTCATACCTACAAAGTTCTTTGATTCCCCTATCGTAGCCAGTTCATCTATGTTCTTCATAATTACTATATCTAAATCCATATATAGAGTATCACCCTCTAATTGACTATCTGGACTGAAGAGTTGGAGTTTATTGAACCAACCATGGAAGTCATGCCTTTTAAATGGTTTAAATTCTATATTTGTGTCTTTAAATTCTTTTCGTTTATGTATGATTATGTTATCGGTAAAACAGATAAATCTATGTGGTACAGTCAAGTTTCTTTTGACCATATTGTATAGATTTCTTACATAAGACCATGGCGCATTTGGTGGTACACAATACTTGTCGCCATAAAATACACAAGCGAAATTAAGCATACTGTTCCTTTAGTATGTCAAACGCTACACCATCTTCTATTTCTTGTAGAGTAAATTGATTGTTTGATACTGTTCTTAACCATACTGTCATATCTTCTCTACTTTTCATAGTTCTATTTTCTATGTTCGCAATATTACCTGATAAAGGATAACATACATTATTACTGTGTGTCACCACTGGCACTTTGTTTAACACAGCATCAACTGCTGCCAAACTCATACTAGTCACTAAACAATGACAGTCTTTTAGGGATTCTTTTATATCTGTTCCCCACCATTCATTGTTAGGTCTTGGTTTGTTTCTCATTCTAATAAGTCTATCTGTGTATATTCTTATTTCTTCACCAACTTCTTTAATCCAATCATCTTGTCCCATTTGATTGTTGTAGATAGTAAGTGTTTGTGACGATGGTGTTAGTAATATATGATTGCATTCACCTTGATTCCAACCTTTAAACTCTGCATCTATACCTTGATGTAGCAAATATCTATGGCGTGACCCATCTCTAGGATTTCCACCAGAGATGTGGATACCACCTTTTACTATTCTAAAGTAAGTTTTATCATAATCATTAATACTTGGTATTGGGTATCTCGTAATTTGTTCTGTAATATAACCTACATCTACATACCACCATTCTTCACCTTTTTCAATTACCTCTTGTATCTGTTTCATATTATTTCCAGCCAAACCCCAAAAAAAATGTATAGGTTTCATTGGTGTATCTTTCCAACCTTTTTCTATCACAGGCCATATCTTGTGTGATAGACAACTGTCCCAAGCAATTTTATGAGTTATAATCATATTGTAAATAAAAAATCACCATCTGTTATTTCTGGTATCTTTGTAGCTTCTATACCTTCTTCAATAGTTCTTACAGGTTTTAATCCTTGTCCTCTATGGTTATAGAAACATCTATAATTTCTTACGAAAAAAAACTCAAATGTTGTTTCTACTGCATACTTGTTAAACTTATCATATACTTCAACCATACAAGTTGGTTTATATTCTAGTATAGTATCAGCGGCACCAACCAATACATCTAACTCTACACCTTCTACATCTACTTTGATAAATCCTACATCATTTAGATTAAGACTATCTATTGTGACTGTATCTACTTCTATTCTTTGACCATTTACTAAATTTTGAAAACTAGAATTAGATAATCTTTTGTCATCTACATAAAAAGCAGATACACCTTCAAAGTTGCTAACAGCTGTGTTATGTGTAATAACATTATTATGTTTTTGTTTTATCTTTTCTAATTGTTCATACACAGGTTTTACAGCCTCAAAACATATTACTGATTTTGAGTGTTCAGCAAAGTGACTAGCATACATACCAGTTGCCGCACCTATGTCTAATGTATTTTTAAATTTATTAAGATAAGGTGTAGTTTGTCCTATCATAAACTCTTTTAAATGTAAGTCTAATATATGTTGTTTGAATACTCTTTTTTGTAATACTTTATCGTTTAAAATCATTTCATTAATATTTGTAAAGCAATTCTAGTACCTGATTTACAAATCCCTCCTCTGTGCATACCAGCAGGATCAAAGATACATAGATTGCCTTTGTCACTAGTAAAAGTTTTCTCTTGTTCTAATATTCTTTCTTGCTCTTTAGTACCATCTAATAAACATCTACCAAAGTTATGCGATACTCTTAATTGTTTTGGTAATTGAAAAACAACTGCTCTTGATTCTGGTGTATGACAATAACTACCAGTTGATATAGCTCTACCAAATACATTTTGTAGTTTATCATGTACCCATCTATTAGATTTTTCTACATAACTAAATGGACCATCGTCTTCTGTAATAGCATTTAGATACATCATAGCTTTCATTACATTTTCTTTAGGGTCTATATGTAAGTTAGTCGTCTTTGTGATAGTTGTACAATCATATAAGAATTGTTTATAGTTTTGGTCAGTAGGTTTAGCAATATGTAATACTACATTCTTAACTTGTAGTGGTTTGAAACTATTGTATTTTGTGGCAGCTTGTAATATACCCATAGTATTAAATTTATCATTTACATATCTAACTATCTCTGGACCTAATTGAGTTGCTCTATCAAACTTTCCTGGTGGTGGGTTCCAATCAGGTTGATCAAGTAATTTTGTAATCTCACCTTTTAATATATCTTGTAGTTCTTTTATATTAGCATGTCTATATGATATACCATTTTCAAATAAATCTTCGTATATTTCATTTGTTGGTAAGCCATTGCCTATTCTACTTAACTCAAAATTATTATAAAATTGAAACATAGCATTTAACTTTTGAAATAATTTAGGGTCAGGTTTCTTTGACATATACCATTGATAGCCTTCTTCAAATAGTTTTAAATCTTGGTATTTAAATCCTTCTTTCATAGTAGTCACAGCTTCCTGTCTACCATTATCAATATATCTATCTTCTTTTATTACATCTGGAAAATCAGCAATATCAGGAAATACAAAACCGTGGTCATGTATAGGATTATCAAAACGCATGGTAATCAAATCTCCTACATAGTTCATTTTCTGATACTTGTACTAATTTTTTAAGTTGATTATATGTCATACTTTCATTTACACTAATAGGTTTACCAAGTTGTTTGTTATTGGCACCGTGTACATAAATGTTTTTTCTAATAGCTTCTTCATCAAAGTCTTCATTGTTTAATTTTAATACCTGGATTAAACTATCTGGTAGTTGTTCCATCTTACAATATTGAACATTAGGATACTTGCCAAGATAATGTTGATAATAATCCCATACCATATTCTTTTTATCTAATATGTTTTCTACAAAGGTATTGTAATCTTGTGATTTACATTCTTGTTCTAATCTAATATCTGGGTGCCAATTCCAATCACTACCATGAGCTTTCTTTTTACTTCTATGTGTCCATAAACTATGTACAAATGTAGCTGGGTGTCTTATGAAACCAAATACTTGTTTACCTGTGTCTGGTGTTGCGTGACTATCATAAATGTCATCACCTAATACTTTACAATTACTTACATACTTCTTAAGCATTTGTTTTACAGTTCTTCCACCACACTTTGGATTGTGTATGAATAATGAATTTTTAAGTTCTATCGCCATCTAATAATCTTTTATGTACTATACCTTTATTTAATTCTTCTAATGTCCATTGTGTATAAGCACAATCATTTAACCATTGTGTTCTATCAAAGTCACATTCTAAACTAAGATTATTTAGAACATCTAAATTGTGGTAAGATACTGGCCAAGAAAAACTAGAGTTATCTAAATTGATAACTGGTATTCCTTCACACACAGCTTCTGTTGCAGCATTACTAGAAAATGTCACACATGCCCAAGCTTTACTAAAATCATCATATAAACTTTGGCCACCATTTGATTTATTCCAACCAGCATAGTTATTACTAATCTCTACATTTTCTTCCACAAGTTTTTCTTTATTAAATCTATCTAAAAATCTAGGGTGTAATCTAACTCTAATCTTTTTACTTGATATATTTCTAATTTGTCTAATTGTTTTAATAATCCAATCGTCATACTTCTCACCTCTTTCAATCAAAGGATTTAAACTTGTATCTATTGGATTTTGTAATAGCAATAAAATGTATTGTGAATCATCATAATCATTATTCTTCCATGGCTTAATTTGTATGTCTTGTTCTTTTTGTATTCTTTCCCATCTATCACTAGGACTATTTTCATTAAAGAATATACCCTTGTTATATGTAAAATGATTTAATCCTACTTTGTAATAATTAGTTTCTGGTTTATCAAAGTCTATGTTTTTTCTAAAGACAGCTTGTTCAATAACTATTCTAGGTTTACCTGTACTATCCATAAACTCATGCTGATCTGTCATTTTGTTTTTAAATATACCTAACACATTTGTTTGAATAAATGCGTCAATATCTTTCATGTCTAGTCTTTTAGCATCATCAAAGGATACTAATTTAAAATCTTTGTGAGTAGGAAATACCCAACCCATTTCTGTTCTAAAACTACCTTCTATACCAACTATCATTTTAAAAATACCATACCAGCTCTTTTAAAAAAGTTCTTTCTCATTTGAGATAAACTCTTAAATTCATTTGTAAGTTCTTCGTTATATCTTAATCCATAGTCTTTAAATACATCTATCCAATAACTTTGATCTCTACAATTAACATGATGATGACCTGGCCAACCTGGAGGTGCCGCAGTCACAACAGCCATAGTACCCTTTTCAAACAATGGCATATAGTTAGGCACATACTTTTCTTCTACATGCTCTAAAAATTCTGTACACCATACTAAATCAAAAGTCTTATCTAATGTTGCTTCTCCTAGTGTAAAGTCATGTACTAATGAGTAATCAGTATTCTCTATAACAGTTTTATCGCCATCTACACCATACCAATCTATACCCATACCATTGGCAACTTCTCTCATACCACCTGGTCCACAACCTATATCTAGCATAGATGTTGTTTTAAATCTTTCTTTTATATATTGTAATAGTGGTCCATCTGTATTTGTTCTATTAAGATGTCCACCTAAATGTTCTGGTACTGTCATTTGTAAAACTTTACTGCCAAGTGTTTATCTGTTGGTCCATCTGACATAACCTTGTTTATATTTTTAAATTTATGTTGTTCAACTAGTTCTTTTAGTTTAGGAAAATCATAACCTGATTTATGTAAATCCCAAGCACTTTCATCACCTTCTCTTTGCCAACCCCAAAATCCAGCACGACAATGGTCTTTTTGTTTCTCATCTAACTTATCCCAATTATTCCATTGCCATAAGTGTAAGTTCATATTAGGTACTAACATAGTTATCTCTGCGCCTGGTTTACATATATTGTACCATGCATCTAAAGTCTTTACTGCTTGTGCGTGTGTTAAGTGTTCAAAGAAATGGCGTGAGTAAATGTTCTCTACTGTGTTTGGGTCTATGTGTTTCTCTACTTCCCAAGCAGCACATACAATATCATCTTCTCTAATCTTTCTTATATCTACTTGTCTATAATCTTTTTTACGAGGTGTTTCTCCACCACCAAATTCTATGTCCATTTTTTTGGGTCCCTATCTAAATAAGTTAATACATTACCAGAGTAAACATCTTTTTCCTGGAATTGATTATTTGCTAAATTACACAACCATTCATATCTATTGTCAGGATATATTGGTGTATCTATTTTAGTTAAGTCTTGTAAAGATAATGGTACTGCAACAGAGTGTTTTGGTAGATATGTAAATGATGGAACACCCTGCATTATAAATCTAATAACAGCATTTGATTGAAAAGATACAACAGCCCAAGCGTCTTGTGCATCTATTTCTACTGGTCTTGGATTATACTGACCATTTGGTTTCTTATACCTAATAACTATTTCTCTATCTGTATTAGCTTTCACTTGATCTACCATATCTTTTAAAACATCAGCGTGTGTCAACCCTAAAAACTCACACATATGAAACGATGGTGGTATAATATAAACTTTCTTGCCATCTTTTTTCCATGGGTGTAATTCAAAGTCTTCTAAACCTTGTCTTTTTAATTTAAATAAACCTGTTTCTCTAATATCATCTATTGTTTCTTTATTAAATTCGTTCTTACAAACTCTAATATATGGATTTCTAAATAACTCATGGCTAGACTTTTTAGCTCCGTGTATCTTATGATAAAAGTATGCTTGATCAAAGAAGTAAAAATCTATCTTCTCTTTTATTGCTTTTTGATATATCTTGTGTGTACTTCTTAAAAATCCCCAAAAAGCATATGCACTTGTAGGTAATTGTGGATTATTAAATTCTTCTAACGCTTGCCATCTATGATCTACATCTTTTGGTAATGGATTTTTATGTACAATCATGTCATCTTTGTATTGCTTTTGTACATGCTTTTTTTCAAATGTTTGAAAGACACAGTTATCTACTCTATTTACAAAGCCATGTATAACTCTATCGTTAAATCCCTTACCTGTTTCAAATCCGATTATCATTTTTTTATATAGAATTTTTGAAATTTGTTCCAAAACATTCCACTCTCTACTTCTTCCTGTGTCCAATGGCAATTAATATAGTAATGTAAAAATTGTAGTCTATTAACCTCTTTAGGATTTTCTATATCTTCTAACTTACCAGAGCTCCAATTACTAGCAAAACAACCCTCGTGTGTAGAAAACATAGGTATACCTTCAATCAAAGCAACAGCAGCTGATGTAGAGGTATAACATACTACTGCCCAAGCATTTTTCATATCATCTAACAAATCAGTTTTACCTAAAGCTGTATGAGTTATGTCTTTATGGTTTTCTAATATCCAATCTAAATTCTTTCTGTCTTCTTGTAGTTCTAATGTTTCTTTAGCATGATTATGTGATCTAATTATTATTGGTCTTTGTGTATGCTTTCTTAATTCTTCTACAGTTTCTTTAGCCCATTCATAACAACCTTTACCAAAAGATGAGAATCCACCAAACCCTCTATTCAAACAAAGTAATATATGATTACCTTCAGTTCTTAAAGGTTTTAATTCTAATCCCATATCTTTTAACACTTGTGGTTTTCTTTTAAATGTAAGAGGTTCTGGTGTCATATAGTCTGCGTGCTGTGGGTGTATTGACCTATATGGTATTCTATAATATCTTGTCATCTTTTCATAGTATTTTAAAACATTACTATCAAAGAAAAATACTTGCTTACTAGTATTTCTTCCAGAGGCTTTTTCTCTTAAATTATGTGTTGGAGAGCTGATACCATCTGATTTAAAAGCAAAGACTACATCATAATCTGTTGGTGCTACTTCAGTATGATCTTCCATACAATAGTTAACTTTAACATCATGTTTCTCAGCACCTTTACCAAACGCTTGTAATAGGTCTCTCTTAGGACCAGCACTTGTTGTTTTTAACCAAACAGTTAAAGTTCTTTGTCTAGCTTGATATCTTTTAGCTTGTTGAGGAGTCATAACAGTTTCCAGTTCCCATTGTCCAGTTTCGTCTATTATATACTTTCTACCCATTATTCTATGTCAACCTTTACAGTATTGTTATATTCTTCGTACCAATCTTCAGCATAATCACAATCTTTATAATGTTTAAAATATGGGCCACCTTTTGTATAGTGTAAGTTTTTTACATCAGGTTTTTTATCGTACTCACCAACTAACCAATTCCATTCTAATGGTATATCACCTATTAAGTTATCATCATCTATCCATTTAAATTGATGTAGCTGTGATCCTGTTGATGTATTTACAAAGTCACTGGTTAGTGTTGTACACTTTCTACAATTCATCAACATAAAACTAGACCAATTCTTTCTAGGATATATTGTTTGTTCTTGTCCTAAAAATTTTGTCTTTTCTTTTGGTACATAATCATGTTTAGCTACTTGTACCGCATATCTATCGTCCCTTAACGCCCATAGTTCTGATATATCAGCTTTCATTAACATATCACAATCCATAAACAATGCCCAACCTGAATAGTCCATAAGTTTAGGTACAATAAATCTACTGAAAGAAAACTCAGTTGATTCTATCTTACTTCGTTCTCTACTAAATTCATATTTAATATTAGGTTGATAGAGTGGTGTTATTCTAATTGGTCTTGTTGCGTTTCGTAATATACTTTGTGATAGAACATGGTACGCAATCTTTTCGTTTCTATCGTATCCTATAAAAATATTAATCATTTGTTTGTTTCACCCATTCTGGACTATTATCCTTGTATTTTCTTTTACCCTTTTTGTGATCTATGTAAGGGTTAATTTCTTTATCTCTAGCTATGATATGACCCCCATGGCCATCAGCTTTGTTTCTTTCTTTTGGTTTAATCATGTTTCTAGTATTGTCTAAAGCATGACAATCAGTTTTATTTACCATGTTCCAAATTTTGTCTTCTGTATAATGACTTAAATATAAATCAAAGAATTGTTTACTATCTTCGTCTTTACAATTAAATCCTATAACACCACATTCAGTATAATGATCTCTACCATAAAAAGTAATAAACTTATCATCTGGAATAAAAGTATCCATAAAATTATTTGGTATCTCTTTCATAAAGATATTATCTGCGTCTAACCACATAAACTTTTTACCTAGTTTACTTGCATGGTATTGTGCGAATACTTTATGTGAAAATCTTACTGCGTTTTGTAAGAAGTCACTGTCATCATTCCATACTTTGTCTTTATGTCTTTCTTTAAACGCAACTAGTTCTGGCATCTCTTTTAGTATATTTACATAAGTTATACCAGCGTAATTAGGATATTGATAATCTTCTTCTACATAACAAATCATTTTGATTGTTTGTTTTGTTTCAGCATATGTTTGTAAAAACTTATATGCGTAATCATCATACAATCTTTTATTAAATGTAGTGATGAAGAATTTATCTTCGTCTGTCCAGATTAACTTTTCCATCTTCTCAAATCTTCTTTTATCATATCTCTAACTAATGTTTCTAGTGTATGTTTAGGTCGCCACAATAACTTTTCTTTTGCTTTTGTACTATCACCAACAAGTAAATCTACTTCTGCTGGTCTAAAAAATTTAGGATTTGTTTTAATTATATGTTCTCTAGTATGTACATCTATTACTTCATGTCCATTAAATTCATAAGCTATTTGTAGTTCATCTAAACATCTTACTATAAAATCTTTTATTTGAATTGTCTTACCTGTTGATATAACAAAATCTTCTGGTTCATCTTGTTGTAGCATTAACCACATCGCTTCAACATAATCTTCAGCGTGACCCCAATCTCTATATGATTCTATATTACCTAATTCTAATACTTTACCATTCTTTGTATATTCTACTAAACCTTTTGTAATTTTTCTAGTGACAAATTCTTCACCTCTCATTGGACTTTCGTGGTTAAATAAAATACCACTACAAGCAAAGAGACCATAACTCTCTCTATAATTTTGTGTTAAGTAATGTGAATATGCTTTAGCAACTCCGTATGGACTACGAGGGTGAAATCTTGTTGTTTCTTTTTGTGGTGTTTCTTGTACCTTACCAAACATCTCTGATGTTGAAGCTTGATAGAATTTTATTTTAGGAAACTTATTTCTTATTACTTCTAATATGTTTAGTACACCTAGAGAGTTTGTTATAGTAGTGACTTGTGGTTGTTCAAATGATAAACCTACAAATGATTGTGCTGCCAGATTATAAAATTCATCTGGTTGTACTTTTTCAATAACTTTCTCTATATTGTATGGTTCGCCTAAATCTATATCCACAAACTCAATCTTGTCTGTAATACCTAGTTCATCTAAACGCCAATATCTATTACCTGTATTACGCCTCTGAGCGCCGTATACCTTGTATCCTTTATCAAGTAGTAGTTTCGCTAGATAACCACCGTCTTGTCCTGTCACTCCTGTTATAATCGCCTTTTTCATTTGATCCTTGTCATATCACCTAGTTTATCTAAACTACTTATATTAGTTTCAAAAACACAATCAACTAAATCATATCCATATACTCTGGCATATAGTAGTCTTTTGTTTCCGTACTTAATTAAATTGTCATTTACTATCAATGGCCATACCATACCATCTTTCTCAATTCTTTCTACAAGCTTTTCATAACCTAATGCATCTATAACACTATGTCCGTATGCTAGGTCATTTACATTAACCGATTGTGTAGTATAACCTTTAATTGTTTTATTTGCTTTTAGAATTTTCATAACCAACTTTTGCTACATAATAACTATCTACTATATCTGATACAGGATTACCTATCTTTGTTGTATCAAATATCTTTTTTAAATCGGTATTAGTTTCTTTACTAAACGATTCATACATTAATTCTTTATCGGCGTTTCCTTTTCCAGATGCGCCTTTCTTAACTACACTTGGTACAACTGTATCATAATCTATATCCATTGTCTGTAATTTATATTTAAGTATACCACAGTTCTCAGCAATTTGAAATACTGCTTGACCTTTAGAGCCAAACGAGTAGCCTTCAATGAAAACTTTTAAGTGTGAATTTATTGTTTGATTAATTGTGTCAAATGTCCAATCAGATATTTGACTAAATCTACGAATAGGTGTATCGTATTCCATATGTTCAAAACCAAAAATATTATAACTCATTTTACCAATATATTTTTTCTTGTTTGTCAAATAGAAAAATTTACTATTCTCAAATACAAAATCATTTGTTATACAAATTGCTGGACTTGTTAAACTATAATCAATTCCAACTATCGTCTTCAGATTCGTTTGTCCAGATTGTTTCTTCTCCATCATCACTAGTCACTTCCTCTACTTCGTGTCCACAGAATGGACAAGTCAATGGCTCAAGGTCTTGTACCTCAATGTCCCATTGTATAGAGTATTTAGTTTCGCAGCTAGAACAGGTCTTTTGTCTTGTTTCAATCATTATAATTTAAATTTTTTAAACTGGTCTTTTTTCACATCTTGGTTGATACCACCAATAACATATGATTCAATCTCTGTTTCTTGTGGTGCGTTTTGTGAGCTTCTACTATTTAACCAATGGTCTGTCCATGGTAATGGATTAGTCTTTTGGTCATAAGCAGGTTTTAAACCAATTGCTTTCATTCTTCTATTAGCTGTGTATTCTACGAATTGATGTAATAACTTTTCTGATAGTCCTATCATAGAACCTTGAGAAAATAGATAAGTTGCCCATCTTTTTTCTTCTCCTACTGCGTCATCATACATTGTATAAACTTCTTTTTCAGTATCTTTAATTACTTTGTCCATTACTTTATCTTTTTCAATATCTCTATAATTGTTTATTATTCTTTGAGATATGGCCAAATGTTGACTTTCATCTCTAGCAATAAAAGATATAATTTTTGCTGAACCTTCTAATAGTTTTAATTCACCAAAAGCAAAACTACAAGCAAATGATACATAAAATCTTAAACCCTCTAATATATTTACAGTCACTAAAGCTTTCCATAACTTTTTCTTTAATTCATACTCGTCAACTTTAGTTCTATCTAAATGCCATCTGTGACCTATCGCAATTAAATCATCATAATTTTTTGTGACTGATTGTGCTCTCTTTTCTATCTTCTCGTCTTTGAGAATAGTATCAAATACATCACTTGGATTAGAATATAAGTTCTTAATGATGTATGTATAAGACCTACTATGGATTGTTTCCATAAAGTCCCAAGTCACTATACAACCCTCTAATTCTGGTAATGATACAAATGGTAAGAATGCCAAACATGGACCACGACCTTGTACACTATCTAACATAGTTTGATATTTTAAATTAGATGTAAAGATTGATTTCTGTTCTGGTCTTAATTCTTGGTAATCGTTTCTATCTTTTTGTAAAGATACTTCTTCAGGTCTCCAAAAGAAACCAAGTTGTTGTTGAGTTAGTTTATCAAAGATAGGATACTTCATTGAATCATATCTTTGTACAGCCAAGTCCTCTCCAAAGAACATTGGTTGCTTTAAAAAACTGACATCTTTACTTTTGTTGAATACTGATCTAGCCATAGCGTTTTATTTATACTTCCTTAGATTGTACAAGAATCACAGTTCTCTGGATCCTCATCTTCGTTGCCCGGTCCTTCTGGTACATTATCTGTGAAACCTATTGGGTGTGCAGGCTCGTCAATATCTTTTTTACTATCATATGTATTTTGATAATAAGATGTTTTCCAACCTAATCTATATGTCGTTAATAAATCTTGTGCCATTTGTGATAATGGTACTTGGTTGTCTTCAAAGTGTTCAGGATTGTATGACCAATTACCACTTATTGCTTGGTCAAAATACTTTTGCATTACTGCTACTACATTGATATAACCCTCGTTTGATTTCATATCCCATAGTAAAGTATAGTTATTTTTTAATTTCTTATAGTCTGGTACCACTTGTTTCAATGGACCTTTTTTAGATTTCTTAATACTTAAATAATCTCTAGGTGGTTCAATACCGTTAGTAGCATTTGAAACCACACTAGAAGATTCAGATGGCATTTGAGCAGAGAGTGTGCTATGTCTTAATCCATGCTCTTTAATTTCTTTCCTTAACCACTCCCAATCATAAGTTAGACTTCTGGTCACAACCTCGTCTACCTCTTTCTTGTAAGTGTCTATTGGTAAGATACCATCTGAATATTTTGTTCTATTAAAGTATTCACAAGCGCCTTTTTCTTTAGCCAAAATATTACTTGCCTTTAATAGATAATATTGAAATGCTTCAGTAAGTTTATCAACTTGTTTCCAACCCATCTTTTGTTCATATGAATAACCTTTTTTAGCTAGATAGTGAGCAAGACCAATATAACCTATACCTAAACTTCTTCTAGCTTTTGTACTAATCTCTGCTGCTTTAACTGGATACTTTTGATGGTCAATAATTTCATCTAAACCTCTAACTGCTAGTTCGCATAGTTCTTCTAGTTCATCTCTTTTATCCACTGTACCTACATTGATAGCAGATAGAATACATAAAGCAATCTCGCCTTCTCCGTCAATGTGTTGAATAGGATCTGTTGGTAAAGTTATCTCTTGGCATAAATTTGACATTCTAATTATATCTTTAAATGATGAGTGAGTATTACAGTGGTCTATATTCATAATATAAATTCTACCTGTTTCTGCTCTTTCTTTTAGTATGTCAAAAAATAATCCTTGTGCTGCTATCTTTCTTTTCTTTACACTAATTTTTCTTTCTGCTTTTAAGTACAGATCATCAAACTCTGGTGTACCCCAAGCTTCATATAGCTCTGGTACTTCGTGTGGTGAGAATAAAGTTATTTCTTCTTCGTTGATAAATCTTTCATAAAATAGTTTTGAAATTTGTATAGAGTAATCTAATTTTCTAACTCTATTATCTTCACTACCTTTGTTGTTCTTTAAAACAATAATGTCTTCTATCTCTTGGTGCCAAATAGGGAAGTGAACAGTAGCCGAACCACCTCGTACTCCATTTTGAGTACAGCACTTGACTGTTGCTTCAAACTTTTTAAGGAAAGGAATAACGCCGGTGTGTTGTACTTCACCTCCTCGTATCCTCGCATTGATACCTCGTATTCTACCAGCATTAATACCAATGCCAGCCCTTTGCGCAACATACCTTCCAATAGCCATATCACTAGAAAAAATGCTAGGTAAAGTATCATCAGTATCAACGAGAACACAACTTGCATACTGTTTAAGAGGAGTTCTGACACCCGCCATAACTGGTGTTGGAATATTGATTTTAAATTGTGAAATTGCGTCATAGTATTTTTTAACATAAGTCATTCTCTTTTCTTTTGGATAGTTCATAAAGACAGATGCGGCAATCATCATATACATAAATTGTGGTGTTTCATGTATCTCGCCATTACTTCTATCTTGTACTAGGTACTTGTCAATTACTTGTCTTAAACCAGCGTATGTGAAAGTGTAATCTCTCTCGTGGTTTAACCAGTTTTCCATTCTATCAAAATCTTTCTTTTGATATTTTTCTATTAGTTCTTTGTCGTATAATTTTTTCTCAACAGCTGAAGTCACATGGCTAAACAAATGTGGGTGGTCCCAAAGTTTACCAATAACTTTTTTTCTTAAACTATAAAGTAATAGTCTTGCCGCAACATATTGATAGTTTGGATTATCTAAATCAATTAAGTCTGCTGCTGATTTGATAAGGATTTGTTGAATATCATCTGTTGTAATATTATCTATAAATTGAAGACCGCTTTTCATCTCCACCTGAGATGATGAAACACCTGATATACCTTCAACAGCATACTCTACCATCTCGTGTATTTTCTCAATGTTCAATGGCTCTTTGCCTCGTTCACCTCTTTTTATTACATTTATATTCTCGGCCATTGGTCTCCTATATCTTTTTATATTCGTTAAGTTTTGTTAATGCGGATAGTTTTGAAAATGTGTTAGTATGTATAATATCAGATAACTTCGTCTTTGTCAACCCTGCTATAATCATATCGTTAATGTCTTTATGTCGCATATCTTCTGGCCACACTACCAAGTTGTAATCTTTTTCAACAACATCATACATACGCTTTATAATTTCTTTGTTTCTTGGTTCGTTGTCAAATATATATGTGACTTCTTCATTCTTAATTTTGTTTTTTAAAACTAAATCTGCGCCAGCAGCAGCCAGACAATTATCAACAAATAAACTATCAATCGGACCTTCAACGATATATACCTGTCTTTGAAAATTGACTCTTTCCAAACCATAAACTTTTTGTTTGTTTTCATCTAATTTTACCGTTAGATACTTTGGTTGTTCTTTGCCAAAAGCACGACCTTGGAAAGCAAATATTTTTCCTGTAGTGTCGTAAAAGGGTATAACTAATCTTGGGTGATCTTGTTTAGTATTAAAAGTCTTAGGTTTAACTTTGTTTACTAACTCACCAAATTTATCACAGAAGTATAACTTATCAAAAAATTCAACAGGTATCTTTCTGTTGATACAATATTTTTTGGCTGGGTGTTCATCATCTAATTTCGTAATACTTTTCAAATCAGTTATAATATTAGTTTCTTCAAACACAGGTTTGAAGTCAAACATATCGGGCTTCGGTGTCGCTGGAGCCGACTTCTTATATCTTTCTAATAGATATTCAGAATACATTTTTGGATCAATTGACTTGATAAAATTTGCCAAGTTTTGACCCTGGCCACAATTGTGGCACTTAAAGAACATATCATTTTTTACTCTATACAAATATGCTCTAGATTTTAATTTTGATTTTTTCGAATCACCACAGTGTGGACAACGAAAATTAAACAAGTAGTCATTCTTTTGTTTGAATTGACTTAGCCTGCTTTTTAGATTGGATATAAATTTTAGATCAATATAACTGGACATAACACAAATACTAATATACCATACTTATGTAAAAAAGTCAACCCTAATTTGAGGCCATCATATGTACTATTGGCATAAAGTTCTTTGATAGTATCCACCCTAGGACTATCGCACCACCCATTATAAGCCATTTATATCGCTCTAGCATGCCAACTCTACCACCTATATCTATCTTTAAACCTTTGATTTCAATGAGTAGTCTTTTCTCGCTTGTTTCTATATCTCTCTTTAATTCTCTATAAACATCAGATATTTCATCTGCTCTATCTTTGAGTTTATCAAAAATAACTTCGTCTATCTTTTCTTGTCTTGTAATTTTTTCTTCGTGTACAGCTAACATAGATTTAATAGATGAAGATACATCTGTTAACTTATCAATGGCAGTATCTATTCTACCATTAATATTGTTTACATTCTCAATATCTTTTCTTAATGATTCTATATCTACTTTAATTTCTGTTGTATCTGCCATAGTGTTTGTTCCTGTTTTGTTTCATAATATAATCTACCGTTAAGGCGTGTATAATATAGTCTAGTCGTATCGGATTTTGTGCATAGAAAGCACCATCTTATAAATTGACTACCTTATTATTTATTTTTATGAAAAAGTCTATATAACTAAGCGACCCATTGATGTCGTTGTAGTGTATTTAGTCTTTGTAGCTTCCAAAGCTTTATAAAAGTTCTCCTTCTTCTTCGTAATTTTTGTTTCTTAATTTTAATCCAGCGTAAATTGAGTAAATATAATTTTCGTTTTTTAGTATTTCGTATTATCCTTTTTGCTATTAGCTTTAACTTCTTTTGTTGAAGTAGTGTCATAACCCTCCGTCTATGTTGATTGAAATGTAAAAATCTTAATTAGTTCTTCCTTTCCTTTAACTTTGATTGTACCAATACTTTTTGTCTTAAATGTATCTGGTAATTGTTCTTGTGTATAAGATGACCATATAGTCTTGTTGTCTATATGATCGTGTCTTCCAGCCGTTGCTTCTAATCTTGCCGCTAAATTAACAGCGTCACCAACAACTGAATAGTCAAGTCTTGTTTTAGAACCCATATTACCAACAATTGCTATTCCTGTGTTAACACCTGTTCCAACATTAATGTCTGGTAATCCTCGTTCTTTGTAAATTGTTTTTAGTTCTTTAACTTTTTCTTCTATCTCTTTAGCAGACTTAACAGCCATCTCTGCGTGGTTGTCCATATCTAAAGGAGCACCAAATATTCCCATTACACAATCTCCCATAAATTTATCTATCATTCCACCATTGTTTAATATTATCATACTAATCTCATTTAGAAATTCGTTTATTAATTCAACTAATCCTTCTGGGTCGTCTTTGTTTTTATAGTATTCAGATATAGGTGTGAATCCTACAATGTCTATGAATATATACGACATCTGTTTTCTAACACCACCAAGTTTTAATTTCTCAGGATTCTTTACAAGTATAGCAACTTGTCTTGGATCTAAATATTTCTCAAACTGTTTTCGTATTTGTTGCTTTAATTTAAACTCTAAAATAAATCTATTGAATATGCTATGAAATCCTACTATCGTAAATACAATTATAATCCAACTTACATCTACAAGCATTAAGTGTTTTGTAAAGAAGTAATAACTTAACCATACAGCTATTACATACCAAGATAATAGTTTTAAACCAATCGCCCAATATGGCGCAAATCTTGCCATCAATATAATTACTAAACCTAATACGAAAGATATAGCTAGTTCAGCTAGAAAACTAATATCTATTCTCTTTATGTTCTTTCCATCTAATACTGTATCTAATGTTGACGCTGTAAGTTCGTATGCGTATCTTTCACCCACTGGTGTTGCTATAATACCACTTAATCCTTCAGCGTTCATACCTATGATAACTGTCTTACCCTCTAAAGTAATTTCGTTAGTATCTAAATCTGCTATTGATATTGTAGGATAACTTTTGTTCCATCTTAACCATATTCTACTATTCGCATCTGTTTCTATCTTATTGAAACCTGGCACTCTTAATGCTATGATACCAGCGTCACCTGACTTAACTTGATAACTAGGTGCGCCTACAGCAACTCTAATAACTTCTATTGCCATAGCTGGATAAATGTCTTCACCTATTTTCATAAGTAAAGGTATTCTTCTAACTACTCCATCTACTTCTGGTATTGTATTTGCTACACCAACACCACTAGCGTTATGAAACTTCTCTATTGGTCCTAACATTCCACCCCATTCAAATAAGAAAGGTAGTGGGTCATTGATTTTGGCAACGCCTCTAGGTACAGAGTTTTTATTGATTTGATTTGTTCCTGTTTGTGATATTATTATACCATGTTCTAGTACACTTGTCAATGCGTCATCACCACCAAGTCTATCTGGCTCACTAAACAGTATAGGTAATACTATAACACCAGCGCCTTGTTCTCTTAATTGCACTATTACATTAGCAAGTACATCTCTTTTCCAAGGCCATTGTCCATACTTCTCTATGGCCTTTTCATCAATAGATACTATTGCTATATTTTGTGAAATCTCTTTTTGTTCTGATTGAAGTAGTAAGTCAAACCCTTTTAGTCTTAATATCTCTTTTACTTGTGGGTCTTTAAAACCTATAAATGTAAGAACAAATAAAGTTATAAAAGCAATTGTCCAGTGCGTGAATATTTTACTTATCATCTGCCTCTGGTTTTCTTTTTATACCATCACACTTCTCTCTCACTTCAGCAAACTGGTCGGGTAATTCTAAATTTTTATAACGAGAACACATTTTTAACATTTCTAATTGTTGTCTTATTAATGCGTTTTCATTAAACACTTTTCTATATTCTTTTGAACAAGTGGTAGTCAATGGTATTCTTAATCTTACACCTATTGTTCCTCTATCATCTTCATATCCACTACCAGATGTACCTGTACCTGTATTATCTTGTTTAGAATATTCCATGTAAGGTTCTAAAGTAGGTCCTTGACAATGATTGTCATTTGATAAGTAATCGTTTCTTGCGTCAGCAGGTCTTATTGAAATAGCAAATAAAATAAGCAACGCTAATAACAGATATGTAAATCTATTTGGTGCCATCCGAAGTACCTCCATGTTAGTAGTCTCCAGTGACTTCTCGTTTAAAGTCTTTTAAATCGTATTTTAAATCTTCAACAGTATTTGACATTTTGTAATAACTGTCATTTAATGCCTCTACTTTTGCTCTAGCACTAGATATTTCTGATTTCGTACTTGTCATTTCTCGGAAAAATTCTTCTCTTCCTTCTGTATATGCTCTATTTAAATTCTTTACTTCTATTGTAAATCTTTCATCAATAGCTGCTACCGTATTTGTCATTTCTCTTAATTGTAGAGTGTGTTGTTCAATTGTGTTGTTTAGTTTTATGATTGTGTTGATACCTGTATATAGCGTACCTAAAACAGCAGCTAATATTGGTACCCATGTGATAAGTTTTTTGATTTCCATAGTTTCTCCTTAATTCTGTGTGACTGTAGCTGAACAACTAGCAGATACACAGTTTTGTTCCAAATAGTAGTTTTGATCTGTACTACTATCTTGTGTTAATGTTATTGATGTATTGTTTCCACTCAAATTAATGTGGGCGTCATGGCTACCTGATCCGTCTT